GGACCCGCACCGCGGTCCGTGTCATAGACCCCCCGGCCTGGACCGCGGTGCAGGCGCCGCACGCTACCCCCTCCGGGCCGGTGTGCCTCGCGTTCGACGTCACCCCCGCCCGCGACGGCGCCGCCATCGCCGTCGCCGACGCGCACGGCTACCTCGCCGTGATCGAGCAGCGCCCCGGCGTGGAGTGGCTCGAGGCCCGCCTCCGCGAGCTGCAGCACACCCACGGCGCCCCCATCGCCTGCGACCGCTACGGGGCCGCCGGGCCCACCGTCGACGCCCTCGACCGTGCCGGTGCGCAGCTGCTGGTGATGGGCACCGGCGACGTCGCCAACGCCGCCGCCGGGTTCATCGACGCCGTGCACCACCACGCCCTCGCCGTGGTCCCCTCGGCCGCCCTGTCCGACGCCGTGGAGGGCGCCGCGCAGCGCCCCATCGGTGACACCGGCGGGTTCGCGTGGTCCCGCAAGGGCTCCGCTGCGCCCGTGGTCGCCCTGGTCGCCGCGTCCGCCGCGCTGTGGGGTGCCCGCCACGCCCCCGACCCCGGACCCATACCCGCGGCCTACGCGATGTGAAATGTCGTACCTCGTCGCGATACTCCGGGTATGCGCGTCGACGCTTCCCACCATGACGCCCTGGCGCTGTGTCCCAGGTGCTCGTGGCGAGGCGGCCCCTACCTCGACAGGAAGGGCGCTCGCGCCGCGCTGACCAGGCACCTCGAGGCGGTGCACTCCGTGGAGGCAGCCGCCGCGATCGCCAAGGCGCGCGAGCGTGAACGCCGCCGTGTTCGAGCAGTGTCGTGAGCCTGTTCACGCGCCTGTTCTCCCCGATCCCCGACACGCACTGGGTGGACCAGCTGCAGCCGCAGCTCGAGGCGTGGACCGACAACTCGCACCTGTACGACGTCGCCTACAACCTCGGCCTCGACCCCGACGTGTTCCCACCGACCCGGGCCGCCGCGATGCGGGTGCCGGCCATGTCACGGGCCCGGAACCTCACCTGCGGCGCGATCGCCGGCCTCCCCATCCAGGCCTTCCGCGGGGAGACCCTCGTCGAGCCGCAGCCGTACTGGGCGTACGGCACGGACGGGCAGATCGGCCGCCTGACCCGCGAGCAGCAGCTGGCCTGGCACCTGGGCCCCCAGTCACCGATGCACCGCCACCTGTGGACCGTGGACGACCTGCTGTTCCACGGCGAGTCCATGTGGATCATCACCGACCGCCTCGTCACCGGCTACCCGTCGCGGATGCTGCGCCTCCCGTTCGACTCGTGGGAAGCCCAGTCGGACGGCACCGTCACCGACAACGACGCCAAGGTGATCCCGGCCGACGACCTGGTCTGGATCCCCGGCGCCCACGAAGGGGTGCTGGGCTACGGCGGCGCCACCCTGCGGATGGCCTACGACCTCGAGCGCAACGCCGCCGACGTCGCCATGCGTCCGCTGCGCCTCGAGGTGCACCAGACGTCCGCCGCGGAGATGACGCCCACCGAGCGCAAGGACGTGGTCGCTGCGGTCCGCACCGCGATGCGCAGCAACGACGGGGTCCTGTTCACGAACAACGCCGTCGAGCTGATCGAGCACCGGGTGGACGCGGAGGCGTTGCAGCTGGGTGCCCGCAACGCCTCCGCCCTCGACGTCGCCCGCCTCGCCAACATGCCCGCCCTGATGCTGGACGCCACCGCGCAGGGTGCCTCGCTCGAGTACCAGACCGCGACCGGCCGCAACCAGGAGTGGATCGACTACGGCCTGTCGCTGTACATGAACCCCATCACCGCCCGCCTGGCGATGGATGACATCTCCCCCGCCGGGCAGCGGGTCGCGTTCGAGACCACCGAGCTGACCGCCCCCATCGCCCGCACCACCGGCTATCCCGCCCTGGACTGAGGAGTCCCGCATGCGCATCAACATGATCGCCCCCACCTCGACCATTGAGGCCACCGACACCGGGGCCCGGACGCTGCGCGGCATCGCGGTCCCCTACGGCCAGCCCGGTGACACCTCGGCCGGCCGGGTCGTGGTGGACGCCGGCGCCGTCCGGGTTCCGGCCAACCTGCGCGCGGTGAAGCTGTTCCGCGAACACGGACGCGAGACTCCCCTGGGTTACGGCCTCGACGCCGCCGACTCGGACGAGGCGCTGCGGATGGGGTTCGTGGTCGCCCGCAACGACGACGGGGACCGGGCCCTCCTCGAGGCCTCCGAGGGTCTGCGCGACGCGTTCTCCGTCGAGCTGTCCAACGTGGAGATCCGCGCCGGCCACGTGATCGGCGCCGACCTGGTCGCGGTCGCGCAGGTCGCGCTACCGGCGTTCGCCGGCGCGCAGCTCAACGCCGCCGACACCCCCGTCGAGCTGGACGCCGCCCTCACCGACGAGGAGCAGGCCAAGGTCCACGACCTCGCCACCCAGATCACCGAAGCCACCGCACCCGAAGACACCGAAGAAGAACCCGAGACCGACACTCCACCGGAGGGAACCGCCGCCATGACCGAGCAGCACACCATCGAGAGCAGCCGCCCGGTCGGGATGTCCCCGCCTCGGCCCGCCCAGGTCGACGTGGTCCGCGACCAGAAGCTCTGGGCAGCCTCGGCCGCCGAGGCGCTCCGCGGCGCCACCGACGCCGCCGACGTGAACCGACGCCTCAACGCCGCCCTGGCCGACATCACCCCCGCCGCGTCCACCACCGACGTGTTCCCCCGCCCCGCGTGGCTGGGTGAGCTGTGGACCCCGCAGGCCGCAGCCCGTCCCCTGGTCGACGCGATCGGGGTGCAGGCCCTGACCGCGATGACCATGCAGGGATGGAAGTGGGAGACCGAGCCCGTCGTCGCGCCGTACGCCGGCAACAAGGCCGCGATCCCGACGTCACCGGCCACCGTGGTGCCCGCGTCCGCGGACGCCCACCGCATCGCCGGCGGCTGGGACCTCGACCGGATCTACGTCGACTTCAACACCGGGTTCATGGAGGCCTTCCAGGCCGCCGCGGTCCGCGACTACCGCCGCAAGTCGCAGGGCTACTTCATCAACGGACACGGCGCGATCACCGGCCCGCCCGCGATCCCCGCCGCCGAGGGCATCCTCACCGACGCCACCGACCTCGGGGCGCAGACCAGCCTGCTCGCCGCGATCCAGGCGGTCGTCGGGTTCCTCACCGGCAACGGCGCCACCGTCTCGTTCATCGCCATGGCCTCGGACGCCTACCAGGACTTCTTCGCCGTCACCTCCGGCGACGCCCCGTGGTGGCTGTCCGGGCAGTCCTCGATCAACCTCAACGGCACCAGCGACATCGCCGGCACCACCGTCGTCGTCGAGCCGTCGCTGCCCGCCGGCACCGTGCTGGGTGGTGACCGTGACGCGGTCAGCCTGTACGAGACCGGCCCGATCAACGTGAACGCCGTGAACCTCCCGAACGGCGGCGTGGACTACGCTCTGTTCGGCTACTGGGCGCAGCTGGTCCACGACAACGACGGCCTCGCGAAGGCCACCGTCACCTCCACCGCCACCGCCGCCCGCAACGCCGGCAACGCCCGCAACGACGACGGCGGCAAGCGGAAGGCGCAGAGCTAGACCATGCCGGTGTTCACCTGGTCGTGGCTGGACCCCGACGACGTGCGCCACTGGCTACGCCTCAACGGCGTGGCCGGTGACAACGACGACTTCGAGGTCGAGCGGGTGTGCGTGCAGACCGAGCTGTACGTGCAACGCTGCCGCCAGGACGGGTACACCGACGTCCCCGACGACCCTGGGACGCCGGTGTACCTCCCGGACGGCGAGATCTACGCCGGCGCGGTCATGTACGCCGCCCGGCAGCTGCGCCGCCGCAACTCCCCCGGCGGGGTCGAGTCGTTCGGTGACGTCGGGATCACGTTCGTCACCAAGTACGACGCCGACATCGAGCGGTCGCTGCGCACCGGCGGCTGGTCACTGCCCGGGACCGGGTGACGGCGATGGGGTTCACCGCCACCATCGACGCCGTCGTCGAGGTGCTCCGCGCCGCGGGCCTCGAGGCCGCAGCCGACGCCCGCGACCTGAACCCGCCCGCGATCCGCGTCACGCCCGCCGAGCTGGTCCCGCTGGACAAGCTGTGCGGGTCCCTGTCGCTGGAGATGTACCTCGACCTGGTCGCGCGTGACTCCGGGGACCGGCCCGTTCTGGACCAGCTGGAGTTCCTCTACGACTCCGTGCGCGCCCAGCCGGCGATGGCCAAGGCTCTGGTCTCCGACGCGGGGACGTTCACCCGCACCCGTACCACCAGCGACCCCACCGGGCTGCCCACCCTGCGGCTCACCATCCGCACCCCCATCACCACCACCTAGGAGCATCGACATGGCCGCAGGAGACACCTACGAGTACGGACCCGGGACACTCACGTTCGGTGCCACCGGCACCGAGATCGACGTGTCGTGTCAGGTCAACTCCCTGGTCATCACCCCCTCGAAGGAGCAGGGCGACAGCGTGACAAAGCTGTGCGGGACGACGAAGACGCCCGCCGCGACGTACACGTACACGATGACCGGCAACATCGACCACGACCTCACCGACCCGGACGGGCTGTGGGCCCTGTCGCAGCTCTCGCCGGGCTCCGAGGTGGCCTACGTGTATGTCCCGAACACCACCGCGGACGTGGAGGCCTCCGGGTCGGTGCTGATCGACCCCATGGGTTTCGGTGGCGACGAGTACGGCACCGTCATGGCCTCCGACATCGAGTGGATCTGCACCGGACAGCCCGACTACACCATCGCCGGCGTGCCCCTCGCCGGGGTCGTCTTCGACGAGGACCACGACGAGACGGACGTGGCCTGAGGTGGGGATGCAGGCCGTGGGCGCCGACCGGCTGGCCGCCACCCTCCGCGCCGCGGGTGAGGAGCTGGGTGACCTCACCGCGGCCAACACCGCGGCCGCGCAGCTGGTCGCGGACCGGGCCCGACCGGGGATGCCGCACAGGACCGGACGCCTGGTGTCCTCGGTCCGGGCCAGGGGCACCGCCACCGAGGCGGTCGTGTCCGTGACGGTGCCGTACGCGCGGATGGCGCTGTTCGGGGCACCCCGCGCCGGCACCCCCGCCGCCCGGGTCACCCCCTACGGCGCGATGCTGGACAGCCTCCCGGAACTCACCGACCTGTACACCTCCGCCGCCCAGGCGGCCTGCGACACCGTGAAGGGAGCATGACCATGGGTGACGCCCACAAGCTGACACTGCCGCGGGTGCGGGTCCTCCGCGACGGACACGACCCCCTCGAGCTGCAGGTCCTCAACCCGGACCTGCTGCGCTGGGACGTCACCCGCGGCAAGCACCGCTGGCCCACCATGAAGGAGGGCCCCAACCTGTGGTTGACGTTCCTGTCCTGGTCGGCCGCGCACCGCACCGGCGCCACCGGCGACACCTGGGAGGTGTTCCGCGACTCCTGCCTCGAGGTCTCCACCATCGAGGACGACGACGAGGACGACGACGACGACGAGGAGGGGGTCGCGGACCCTTTCCCAGAGGATCCCGCGCCCGACTCCTAGTGGAGCTGGCCGTGGAGACGGGGATCCCGGTGGCCGCCTGGTGGGACGAGTCGGACGCCGTGATCGCCACCACCCTCGCAGTGCTCGAGGACCGGAAAACGAAGTACGAACAGGCCCGGAAGGGGTAAGGCCATGGCAGGTTCCGCCACCGTCGACATCACCCTGACCACCGACGCCACGAAGGCCGAGCAGGGATTCACCAGCGCCGCCGCGGCCGCGGACAAGCTGGGCACATCCGTGGAGACCGCGGGCGCGAAGGCCGACGCCGGCGCATCACGGCTAAGCGGGGCCGCGGACGCCGCAGACACCATGGACGGCAAGTTCGCAGCCGCGACCGGGGCGCTGGGTGCCCTCTCCAGCGGGTTCGAGCTGATCGGCGCCGAGGGGGCCGCGAAGAAGCTCCAGGACGCCGCCATGGCCGCGGACTTCATGTCCGGGGTGGGGCAGTCGCTGACCGTGGTGATGAACCTCCAGTCCCTGGCGTTCGTGAAGAACAAGGCCGCGCTGGTGGCCTCCACCGTCGCCACCTACGCCCAGGCCGCCGCCACCCAGGCCGCCGCGGTCGCACAACGGGTGTGGAACCTCGCCATGTCCGCGAACCCGATCGGCCTCGTCGTCACCGCCGTGGCGCTCCTCGTCGCCGGCATGGTGCTTCTCTACAACAAGTCCGAGACCGTCCGCAGCATCGTCAACACCGTGTTCTCAGCCATGAAGACCGCGGTCTCCGCGGTGGTCACCACCGTGGGGAACCTGGTCGACAACGTCGGGGACCTGATCAAGAAGATGGCCGACATCGCCGTACCGGCCGCCGTGACCGCCGGGTTCCACGCCATCGAGACCGCGATCGACAACGTCGCCGGTGCGGTGTCGGACCTGATCGGCTGGATCGGCCGCATCCACCTGCCGTCGCTGCCCGGCTGGGCCACCCCCGGGTCCATGGCCGCCGGGGTGCCGTCCCCGACCGTGGCCGGGGTGGACCGGTTCGCGGCGCCCGGCATCCCGGACGGGGTGCGACCCACCGCGACCAGTACCAGCCCGGGGATCAACATCACCGTGAACGGGGCCCTGGACCCGGAGGCCACCGCCCGGCAGATCCGCCGCATCCTGCGCGGACATGACCGCCGCGTGGGCCTGGTGGCGACGTGATCGGCGCCCATGAGGTGCTGCTGTACCCCGACCGGGCCGCCCCCACGGGTGCGTCGGTCGACCTGTCGTGCCTGGTGGACGAGGTCACCATCACCCACGGCCGCGGGGACGCCACCTCCCAGCCGGAGCCGGCGTCCGCGACCGTGGACATCACCATCGGCCCCGGGGCGCCGCTGCCCCCGGAGGCCGATGTGGGTGCGTGGCTGGTCGTCACCACCGTCCTCGAGGGCGAGCGGTTCACCCGGTTCACCGGGCGCCTCACCGATGTGGGGATCGGCTGGGACGACGCCGGCGAGAACACCCCCGAGGCCGGGATCGGGCAGCTGGTCGCCACGAGCGTGCTGGCCGACTACTCCCGCGCGGTGGTCGGTGCGGCCCCGTTCCCCCAGGAGCTGGACGGGGCCCGGGTGGCGCGCGTGTTCGCCGCCGCCGGCCTCGCCCTCGACCCGGGCACCAGTGATCCGGGGATGGTGGAGATCGTGGCCCGCGACATCGACGCCCAGGCCGCACTCGAGGTCGCCCGGGAGGCCGCCACGTCCGCGGGGGGGCTGGTGTGGGAGACGCGGGCCGGGGAGGTCCGCTACGCCGACGCCGAGCACCGCCGCGGCGCGGACGTCGTCCTGGACCTCGACGCCTGCGACCTGTACGTGACACCGACCTGGATGCGCAACGTGTCCGGGCTGATCAACGAGATGGCCGTGGTCTACGGCACGCCACCCGAGGGCGGTGGACCGGCCCCCACCTACTACGCCATCCACACCGAGTCCATCGCCCGCTACGGCCGCTACGCCTACAGCACCTCCACGGTGCTCGCCACCTGGGAGGACGCCTACGAGATGGCCAACCTGACCCTGGTGCGGAACTCCACCCCGGTGTGGCAGCTGAACGCGCTCCCGGTCGCCGTCGTGGACCTCGACGCCGAGCAGACCCGCACCCTGCTGGGCCTCGAGGTGCACGACCTGCTGCGGGTCTCCGGGATGCCCGCCACCGGTGCCACCCCCACCGCGTTCGCGTGCTGGGTGGAGGGCTGGACCGAGCACCTGGCGTGGGGGGTGCACGACCTCGAGCTGACCGTCACCGACTACTGCCGCAGCTCCCCCCCGCCCCGGTGGGACGACACCGACCCGGCGCAGACGTGGGACACCACCCCACCGGCCGACACGTGGGACTCCGTGGCCTGCACCGGGGGCCCGGTGGCCGACCTGGGCCGCTGGGACGACGTCGCCGCCACCACCCGCTGGGACATGGTCAACCCCGCGACCGCCTGGGACGACACCACCGCGGGCGTACCGACATGACACCCCCACCACCAGGCACGGCATAGGAAGGCACTCACATGGGCGGCAACACCCCGTACTACGGGTTCCCATACCCCACCGGCACCGACCGGGTCGCGGACGGCGACAACGCGATCCAGTCACTGGCCACCGCGATCGACATCGCCCTGTCCGATTACCGGCTGACCGTGAGCGAGGCGCCGTTCTCCGTCGCCAGCGACTGGACCGGAAGCGGCACGGCCCGCAAGAGCGGCGCCGTGGTGACAGTGACGATCAACGCCAGCAAGGCCGACTGGATCGCGGCCGCCTGGATCGCGATCGTGCCGCCCGGATTCCATCCGCCCGTCACCACCTACTTCGCCGGCGTCCTGCTGGGCACCGGGCAGCCGGTCGGCCTCGAGCTCACCGCCGACGGCGTACTGAAGACGCTGGTGGCCGAGGGGGCGGGGGTCGGTGTCGCCGGATCCTGCACGTTCGTCCAGTCCGCTGCCTCCGCCAAGCCCGGACCCGACGAACCAGAGGCCGAACACAAGCCCGCACCACCCACCGAGGAAGGGAACCAGGAATGAGCGAGAACAAGCGCACCGACAAGACCACCGAGGAGACCACGGTGGAGACCCCCGACACGGAGGTCTCCACCACGACCGAGGAGACCACCGAGCAGACCACCATCGACGACGTCGACCAGGACGGCACCGACGTCGACGACGGCACCCAGGACGACGGCGGCAAGGAGCCCCCCTGGTGAGCCTGCCGACCGATGGACCCCAGGAGGACGACCCGCCGAGCGTCCGCCTGGCCGTCCGGGCCGGGATCGCGATCATCGGCCGGATCCTGGACCAGGGCGACGTCGGCGGCGACGACCTCCGCCGCCTCGCCGCGTACCGCCGCGCCCTGCTGCGCCTGCGCGACCACCTGGACCGGACCGACCCGTGACCGCCTCGAGCGGCAAGGAGGCCGTCGACAACGCGCGACGGTTCGCCAACTACCAGACCGGGATGTGCCTCAAGTTCGTGCGCGCCGAGGCGTGGGAGATCGGGTCGCTGTACGGGGACGCGATCGACGCCTGGCACGGCGCCCTGTACCGCCACCCCGGGGACCGGCACCCGCCGCCCGGTGCCCCGTGCTTCTACTCCGGTGGCGACCACGGCCACGTGGTCACCGCGACCGACCCGGCCCGGATGAGGTCGACCGATGCGCCGTCGTCGGGCCGGGTCTCCGAGCAGGACCTGGGCTGGCCGGATGCGCAGTGGGGCACCGACTACCTGGGCTGGACCGAGGACCTGAACGGGGTGCGCCTACCACTCGACACCGACAACGGAGACGACATGAACCAGCAGGACGAGATCACCGAGTGGTCACCCGACGAGGGCTCCACCGGACAGACCACCATCGGGAAGACCCTCAACCAGGCCCGCGGATACTCCGAGGACACCTTCGAGCGGGTCAAGCGCCTCGAGAACCAGATGGAGAAGGTCCTCAACAAGCTGGACAACCTCCTGGACCGCTGATGCATCACCTCACCGTGGGGTTCGCGAACGTGGGACGCGCCGACAACGCCGACCAGGTCCGCACCGCGCTGCAGCGGATCAAGGACCGCCTGGCCGGCTACGACCACCGGGCGCTGCTCCTCAACGAGATCGACGAGGGCGACGAGACGTCCCCCTCGGACCACGAGCTGGTGGACCAGAAGTACGGCGGGTACGCGAAACCGAACCCGCCGTGGACCTCGCGGGAGCCGATCCTCACCAAGGGCCTGACGGTGAAGTGGACCCAGTCGCACCACGGCGGCAACGGGGTCCCCAACCAGTCCCCGGCCCGGCAGCTGCACGAGGTGATCGTGGACGGGTTCAACGAGCCCGACATCGCCCTGCTGGGTGCGCACTACCCCGCCGGCGCCCACAACGGCGACAGGCCCCCCGACGTACGGGACCAGCTGCTCCACGAGTACGGCAAGCTGCAGGACAAGCACAAGGCCCGGCTCAAGCACCACCTAGCCGAGGGCCGGCACGTCGTGTGGGGCATGGACTGCAACTGGACCGACTTCCCCGGCCTGCACGACCGGGAGAAGACGATGCGCCACTACAAGCCCGACTACATCCGCGCCGTACCCGCCCAGGGCTGGTCCGTGACCAAGGAGAACGGCGGGCAGGTCGACCTCCCGATCGAGGACCTGCACAAGCTGCAGTGGGCCGTCATCGACTTCCGGCCCCAGTCGTGAGCACCGAGGACGCCCGCAACGTCGCGATCATCCTCATCATCGCCATCGCCCCGCTGGCGATCGTCCTGATCGTCGCGCTGCTGCGCTCCTACACCGTGTCCCTTCACATGACCCGCGATGAAGCCCTGGGCCGTCGCCGACCCCGGCGAGGAGGTGGACCCGATGAGGAATGACGTCGTCACCCTGATCGCCGTGATGGCTCTCGTGCTCGCGGTCGTCGCATGCGTGCTGCTGTGGCGCTGAATGGTTGTGTCAGAGCCATTCTCAGCGAGGTAGCGGTCGGCCGTTAACCGACTGATTAAAGGTTTCGCGCTCTCAGACCGCGTGATTAACGGCGGCGCGGAGATCCCCCACCCCGAGCTGCGTGTAGATCGCCGTGGTCTCCGGTCGGGCGTGGCCGAGGAGCTCCTGGGTGACGCGGATGTCGCGGGTGCTGCGGTAGACGGTCGTGGCGAACCGGTGCCGCAACGTGTGACACGTCCATCCTTCGGGCAGGGCCCGGGAGACGATCTTGCCCATGTGCTCGGCGCTCAGGTGGCCCTCAACGCTCGAGGGGAACACCCAGCCCTGGTCGACGCGCCGCAGGAGGAACTCGAGGGCGCGGTCCTCGTCGGGCAGCGGCACCAGGCGGATGTGCCCGCCCTTGCCGGTGACCCTGATGCTGTAGCCCAGCAGGTCGTGCTCGAGGTCGTCGGTGTGCAGCCTCGAGATCTCGCCGCGGCGTAGACCGCACTGGCCGGCCAGCAGCATGGCCAGCCGTGCCCGGGGATCTGCGGCCTCGAGCGCGGCGCGCCAGATCTGGTCCGGTGCCGGCCGCGGTAGACCCCGAGGGACCTGCACCAGGGGCAGGAGCTCGGCCGGGTTGTCGGCGCGGAGACCGGAGGCCTGGCACCAGCGGAAGAACTGCACCAGCGACCCGCGGTAGCTGCGGCGCGTGTTGGGTGCCCAGT